GTCTACATGGTTCAATCAGATATTGATTCTGATGGTACTGGAGCATTAACTGTTCTTATATCACCAAATCTAGTAGCATCTCTAGCAGATAATGAAGCTGTTACTGTAAACAAACCTAGTTTCACTGTTTATCTTGAAAATAATGAGATTATGTATTCAACAGATGCTAGTGGGTTTTACAGTATTTCATTTGATGTTAGAGAGGTTATAACCTAATGCCAAGAAGTTTATCTACTGCTTTACAAACTCAAGTATCATCAACAGCAACTAAAACAGCTTTTCTAGTTGAACTTAATCTATCATCTACTATTAGATTAACTGATTGGTATTCTAATGTTACTTATGATTCTAATAGCTATGAAGCTGGCGGTAGTTTTTTAACAGTTGATTCAGTTACAGAGACAGGTCAATTACAGGTTGATGAATTAAACATAGTTTGTTCAAACATTACAAATCAAGTTAGGTCTTTGGTTCAAGACGGCTCTTTTACAGATAAAACAGTAGAAATATATTTGGCTTATTTTGATACTAATGAAACTATTGTAGGTGCTATAAATTATTTTACTGGTGTTATTAGAAACGTTGGTATTTCAGAAAGTATTGATAATTCAAGTTTAAGTATGACTGTTGCATCACATTGGGCAAATTGGAATCTAACTAAAGGAAGACATTATTCAGATGAATCACAACAATCATTTAGTTCAGGTGATAAAGGATTAGAATATGCAACTCAGGTTAAATCAGATGTTAGGTGGGGTTCATAATGTTTAGTTTTTTTGCATCTATTGGTAATGCTATTTGGAATACTATACAAGCTATAGGATATGGAACTTTAAAATTTACTTGGTCGCAAGCATTAAGTGTTGCTACATTAACAGTCGGTGTTAAAGGTTATATGCAAGCAAGACAAATGCTTGCAAAAGGACAAGACATATTAGCCAACAAAACCGCTGCTGGTGGTAAGATTCCTGTTATCTATGGAACTAGAAGAGTTGGTGCTCAAGTTGTCTATATGGACACTGCTGATAATTATTCTATGCACCTATTTGTTGTTTATGCAATTAGTGTTGGTGAAGTAGATGAAATAATGCTTAGAACATTAGAAATAGATGGCAACCCATTAACAGACCCAAATCAATTTAGAGATGGTGGTTATATAGGTTCAGATAAAATATCTTCAGGTGCAGGTTCTTTATGTACTGGAGACCAAGTCGTAGGTACAGGAATAGGTTTAGCTGGTGGTACATTCGGTACTGACCCAACAGGAAGAGGTTATAGATATGTATTTAATGCACATCATGGTGCTGCAACACAAACAGCAGACCCAATGCTTACTGCATCTATTGGTAGTAAATGGACTTCAGCACATAAACTTAATGGCATAGCTTATATAGCTGCTTCTTTTTATTATGATGAGCATGGAACATTTAGAGGTGTTCCACAAATTACAGTTCAGGTAAAAGGAAAGAAGGTATATGACCCAAGAGATTCAGGGCAAACATTTGGAACCCCATCAACTTATGAATATTCAGACAACCCTTCTTTAACCTTTTTAGATTACATTACAAATAATGATTATGGTAAAGGCTTAACCGCATCACAATTAAATTTATCTACATTTAGCTCTGCTGCTAATACAGCAGATACTTTAGTTGACCAACCTTATTATAGTGGAACTGCTAAATCATTTACTTGGAGTGGCACATCAGGCAATAACTTTATTGTTGTACCACCATCAGGTTCAGGTGGTTTACACTGGTGGCAAAACAAGGTTGGAGAAATATTTACTCTTACTGATTCAAGTTCTAATGTTGTATTAAATGCAGCACAAATAACAGCAGTTGAAAGAACTCATTACTATGGTCAAGGTGTTAGATTACTAATTTATTTCAATCAAACATTAGGTGCTACTTATTCTTCACAAACTGGTACTTCTTTAGCAAAAGTAAAAAGATTTCATTGTAATGGTTATGTAGATACAAACAAAAATGTAATGGATAACGCTAAAGAGCTTCTTGCAAATATGAGAGGTATTTTTCTTTATATTAATGGTCAATATGAATTATCTATAGAAGATACAGGCTCATCTACATTTAGTATTACTGATAACCATATAATTGCTGATGCTGGTATATCAGTTGATTATGGCAATAAAGATAAAAAAGCAAATAAAGTTATTATTGAATTTTTTAATGCAAATAAAAAATATGAATTAGATACAGCTACAGTTTTACATGATGCTTCTCCTGAATATTACTCAGATGATAATGATGAAATATTAGAAATAAAAGCAGAATTTCCTTATATATCTGACCCTTATATAGCATATAACATGGGTAAAGCTATTCTTACTAGAAGCAGGAATCAAACTACTATGCAATTTTTAGGTACTCCTGAAATGTATAAATTAAATGTAGGAGATATAGTAGATTTAACTTATACAGGTTTAGGATTCTCAGGAAAGGTTTGTAGAGTTGAAGCATTAGAATTGCAATCTAATGGTTTAGTTGCAGTTAGCTTAATAGAATATTTTGATGTTTATACATGGGAAGTACCACCTCAAGAAGAGTTTGAAGAAATATCTAATACACCTTCTGCTTATGCAGTTGCAGCTCCAACAGGATTGGCTTTTACTGATACTGATTCTAGTGCAATTAATAGACCATTTATATCTTGGACTTTGCCAACTGATTATCCATATAATCAATGGAGAGTAAATGTAGTAGATAGTTCTAGTAATCAAGTATTAAACAAAATTGTTAATGTAAATAATGTTGATTTAAACTTTATACCAAAAGGCACAGATTATGTTGCAAGCATTACAGCACTTAATACTTTAGGTGTTGAATCTTCTCCAACAGCTTTAACTTTTACTGTTGCAGATGAACCAACAGTTGCAGCAGATATTGCAGATGGAGCAATTACAACAAACAAATTAGCAGATGATGCGGTTACAACAGCCAAGATTATTGATGATGCTGTAACCAATGCTTTAATAGCAACTGATGCTGTTAATCAAGATAGTATTGCAGCTAATTCAGTAACAGCTTCAGAAATAGTAGCTAATACTATTACTGCATCTGAAATAGCAGCAAGCACCATTACATCAGCACAAATAGCTGCTAATACTATAGTTGCAGATGATATAGCAACTGGCACTTTAACTTCTGCATCAGGTGTATTTGGTACTATATCTGCTGATGATGTAACTACAGGAACTTTAAATGCAAATAATGTAGCTGTTACTAACCTTAATGCAGACAATATAACTACAGGAACTTTAAGTGCAGATAATATACAGATAGATGATGTAACTATTGATTCTGATGGTAGTGGTAATTTAATAATTAAATCAGGTGGTGTAGATACAACACAAATAGCAGATAGTGCTATAACAGATGCAAAAGTAAATGACCTATCTGCTACTAAATTAACAGCAGGAACTATTGATGCTGATGTTATTACAGTTACTAATTTTACTGCTGATAATATTAATGGTGATATAGATAAACTAGAACCTGTAAGCCTTACGCCAAATCAAAGTATAGGTACAAGTTATACAACATTAGCAATAATCACCTTGCCTGCTCCTGATTTAACAACAGCAGGAAATGGTCATACTCCATTTTTTAGTTTAGTTTTATCTGCCACATTGTCAGGTGGTGGAGCTCAAATGGACATACAATGTCAACTATTAGGAACTCCTATTGGTGGCACTTCTACATTTTATACTGCTGCTGAATCAGGACAAGACCATAATTTTAGTAGTGGCTCTATATCACAATCTGTATCAGGCTCTTTTAATCAAAAGGTTGGTTCTGCTTGTTATTTATATGTAAAAGCGAAAAGAAATGCAGGAACAATAACAGTTAATAAGATACAGGGTATTTATGCAGGATTAAGAGGTGGGTAATATGTGGGCAACATGGGATTATGAAAACAACAAGATTCTAATTGGTGAACAAAAGAATAAGGGTGATGATAGCAACGATTGGATTCCTGTTGATAAACAATTTACAGATATAAATTTAGATACACATAAAGTACAAACAACTTTTGATGAAGAAAATAATTTAATTACAATAAAAGCTATAGAAAAGTCTGAAGCTGAACTTATAGAAGTATCTTTGTTTAAATTAAGAAATATAAGAAATAATAGACTAGCATCTAGTGATTGGACTCAAGTAAGTGATAGTCCTTTATCAGATGCAAAAAAACAAGAATGGGCAACTTATAGAAAAGCATTAAGGGATTTACCATCTCAACATCAGTCAACTAATAATATTGATGATGTGATATTTCCAACTACTCCTGAATGATTTAAGATATATAAAATAGGAATTTATTATGGCACAACACGATTACAACATAGCAAACCAATCAGGTGCAGACTTTAGAGCAGATTTAAACAATGCTCTTTTAGCTATTGCAACAACCAATAGCGGAGCTTCTGAACCATCAACTACATTTGCCCATCAATTATGGGTAGATACATCTAGTAGTGTATTAAAGATAAGAAACGCTGCTGATAATGCTTGGATTACTACAGGAATTAGTATTACTGCATCTAATACATTTACAGGTGATTTAACAGGTAATGTTACTGGTAATGTTACAGGTAATGTTACTGGTAATGTAACTGGAGACTTAACAGGTAATGCAGATTCTGCTGATATTTTAAGCACAGCAAGAACCATATCTTTATCAGGTGATGTAGTAGGTTCGGCTTCTTTTGATGGTAGTACTAATGTTGATATAGATACAGTTGTGCAAATTAACTCAATTACATTAGGAACTGACACAACAGGTGATTATGTTGAATCTATGTCAGGTGGAACTGGCGTAA